GTTCCAGCACCAGATGGTGTTCACGAACTTGAAGACGGTACCAAGGTAGAAACCAAGGAAGGTGTTATTGCAAGAATTGAAGAAAAGGTTGAAGAACCTGAAAAGCCAGAAATTGAAATTGAACTTGCTGACGTTGAAGTAGAAGGACCAAAAGGTGCTGAAGCTGAAATTAGTGTTCCTGACCCAATGGCAGAATTTGTTGCTCTAGTTAAAGATATGATGGAAAAAATATCTGAGAAAATGAAAGCAATGGAGGATAAAGTTGAAAAGATGAATGCTGACTTTAGCGCATTCAAAAAAGAACCATCAGCATCAAAGGTGAAAGATGGTAAAACAGATTTTAATAAACAATCAAATTCTGACGATGTAATCGCTGAGAGATTAGCAGCCATCGCAGCTATGAGAAAAAAATAATCAAATAATTAAAAAAATAAGAAATTATGAAAATTTTAAAGAAAGAAAACTTTTCGTATGACGTGTCTACAATTGGTAACTATGTTGACCAAGTAGGTGGTGAGTTATTATCAAAAGCACTTATCGGTGCAACTACACCTAAGTACGTAAACGTAAGATTAGGTATCAAGGGAACACAAGCATTGAACCTATTAAACTCAAACATCGTGTTCCAAGCAGGTGAATGTGGATGGGACCCACCAACAGGTACAACTACTACCTTCACTCAAAGAAACATTACAACTTGTGCTGAGAAATATAACGAAGCATTATGTTACCAAGACCTATTTGACACTTATCAGTCAATGTTAATGGCACCAGGTCAAACTCAAGAAACTGTTCCATTTGAACAACAAATCGCTGACCTTAAGGTAAAGCAAATTCAACAAAGAATTGAAAGCAAATTATGGAAAGCTACTACAGGTGGTGGTGATTGCTTTAATGGTTTCGCATCATTAATCGTTACTGGTACTACTGGTGTTGCAGCATCTGCATCTGGTACTACTTTCTCATCTTCTGCTGTATACGGTACTAATGGTAACCCTATCACTGAGGTAGATAAATTAATCAACGCATTATCTGATGATGCAATGAGCCGTGAAGATTTAAGAGTGTTTATGTCTTATGCAAACTTTAGATTGTATGTACAAGCATTAACTCGTGCTAACTTCTTCAGTAACTACATTGGTTCTTCTGAGATTACAGGTAATATGGAAGCTGTTCACCCTAACACAAACGTTAAGGTAATCCCTACAATTGGATTGAACGGTTCTAACCAAGTAGTAATTGGACCAGCAGAATATATGGTAGTAGGTTTTGACTTATTGTCTGACCACGAAAAATTAGTAATCTGGTACTCAAAAGATTATGATGAGTTAAGATTGAGAGCAAACTACAACTACGGTGCGCAAATCGCATTGTTTGGTTCAACAGTTTACTTCGCAACTAACAACCTTGCGTAATTGTTCTAAAATAGATTAAAAACAGTGGGGTGAAAGTCCCCACAAATTTAATAAACGAATTAACTTAATAATTATAATATATGAGTTGCTACATTTCACAAGGCGTTACTTTAGGATGTTCAGATGGTATTGGTGGTATTAAAACGATTTACGTTTTAGGTGCTACGGGTTCTACTGTACCTGATGTATCTGCTGTATCAATATCTGGTTCTACTGGTCCTATCACAGGTATCACAGGAGCTGGTACTTGGTTCCAATTTGAATTGAAGCGTAACACTTCTTCATTAGCACAGAACGTAACCAAATCTTTTGAGAATGGTACAATCTACTTTGAACAAGTATTAACTGCTGTTCTTTACAAATATGACCAAGACAAACGTAATCAGTTGAAACTGTTGTCACAAAACGATGCTATCCAAATTATTGCAGTTGACCAAAACGATGTACAATACTACTTAGGTCAAACTAATGGTATGTTCTTATCAGGTGGTTCAGCAGCAACTGGTGTTGCGTTAGGTGACAGAAACGGATTTGAATTGATTTTCACAGGTCAAGAACCTCAACCAGCAAACGTAATCAGTGGAACTTTAAGTTCTATCTTTAGTGCTGGTGGTTTCAATGACTAATTGAATTAGGAAAAAGTAGGTCTGTTGTGGGCCGAATTTCTATATCTCTATTCTATAAAGAGGGGCGTCTAGCCCCTTTTTTATTATGTAGCAATTCAAAATGATAATTTTTATATTTAATTATATAGAGTAAAATTATGTTAATATTACAAAAAGGACAACAAAACGAATTGGTTTTAAACATCAACAACAATTCAAGGACCGACTTTTCGGGGTATACTCTTACATTTACTCACGTTCTTTCACAGGAAGAAAAATCGTACACTATTAGTACATCTAATCCTGCTGAGTTTGGTGAGAATATAAGATACTGTGAGATTGTTTTAAATTTCCAATTACCAGGTCAAGACCTTAATTACGAGGGACAATACCAATTACAAATCTTTGGTAATGGTACTAACTTAGTTTATACTGGTATGGTAAGATTAGATGGAACCACAGAAAATAATACCATTATTTCATATGTTTCAAACAATGAAGACAATGAACAATTTATATACATACAAGATTAATTATGAGTGATATGCAAAAATACCAATTAGGTAAAATTAACTTTACACAAGAACCACTACTTCCTGTATTCAGTGAAGTATTTCAGAGGTTTCCTTGGGTGTGGTATGGTGAAAACAATTTGATGCCACAATACCTTATCTCAAGATATAATAACTGCGCCATACATAAAGCTGTAGTAATCTCTAAGAGGGAACAAATAATGGGTGATGGTATTGTATCATTAAACAACCCAATGGCTACAGTTAACTTAGTCAATAAGAAAGAAACTGTATCTGAAGTGATGGCTAAATGCGCATTAGATTTAGTTCTATTTGGCGGTTATGCATTGAATGTAATTTGGTCAAGAGATAAAGAAAGCATTGCAGAGATATACCATTTAGATTTTAGCAGAGTAAGATGTGGTAAGTTGAATGACGAGGATGAAATTGAAAAGTACTACTATTCACCTGAATGGGGTAACATAAGAAAATTCCCACCACAAGAGTATGATGCATTTAACCAAGAGAAAGGTGGTAGCCAAATTTACTACTATAAACAATATCAACCATCTAATTCCTATTATCCTCAACCTGATTATTCAGGTGCATTAGCAGCAATTGAGATTGATGTAAACATCAAAGAGTTTCACGCAAACAATCTAAAGAACGGTATGATGCCGTCTTTATGGATTAATATGAACAACGGTATTCCTGGTGAAGAAGAACAACTGTTGGTTACACGTGCATTGGAAAGTCAGTTTACATCTGTAAACAATGCTGGTAGACCGATTATCTCATTCAACGAGAGTAAAGAATTATCACCTGAGATTACACAAATCGCAACGAGTGGTAATGACCAATACTATCAAACAATTTACGAGGACATTGTACGCACCATATTAAGCGCACACAGGGTTTCTTCAGGTGAGTTATATGGTATATCCACCGCAGGTAAATTAGGGACTAGAAACGAAATTGTGGACCATTCTGAGTACTTTAGAAAGATGGTTATCCAACCATACCAAAAAGAACTATTGGGATGCTTTGACAAGCTAGTATCAATGAAGTTCCAAAAACCAACATCATTTGAGATTAAACCATTATCAATCTATCTAACAGGAGACGTTACGGATAATCCAACAGTAATTGACAAACCAGTTACACCTGTTGAAGCTGAAAGTGAAAAGATAATCATCAATGAAAATATCAAAGGTTTAAAAGGACGTGAGTACCAAAACCTAATGCGTATTGTACGCGAATATAATAAGGGTAAAATATCAAGACAACAAGCAACACAAATGTTGATGGCTGGTTATGGTCTATCAGAAGAAGATTGTGGTGTATGGTTGGGAGAAGATGAAGAAAACGATTAATTAAACTATGGCGAATAAATTATTAATATCAGAAAACAAACTAAAGTCATTCACCAACATCAATAAGAATGTTGACATTGACGCAATTCGTGCAGAAATTTTAATTGCACAAGACATTCATCTTCAACCATTATTGGGAACAAAATTTTATGACCAATTATTGGACCAAATTCAATTGACAGGTAATACCTTCAGTGCTGATGAATTAACCCTTGTAAACGATTATATCGCACCGTATTTGATACAAACTGCATACTTTGAGATGATACCTCATTTGCATTATAGAACGATGAATAGAGCCATTGTACAGGGTGATATGGAAAGTGCTACACCAGTTGA